CTACATCGACACCAAGCAGCTCGATTCCCTATACCCCGACGGCGACGACACCACAAGAAACCCCGCAAACCCACCAAGATACTGGTACTTCTACGGCCAGACTATACGGGTATTCCCTAAACCAGATCAGGCTTACACCCTTACACTTCGGTATTACAAAGAACCCACCGCATTAAGCGGCGCTAGTGACGTTCCCGAACTACCCAGTGAGTTCGAGGAACTATTAGTAGTGGGCGCAGCCTACCGCATCCTACAGGTCAAAGACAACTACGACCAAGCCGCAATCCTCCAAAACAAATACGACGAAATCCTGCAAAAGCTGGTTATGCGCTACAGCAGGGCACAGGCCGGCACACCAACAAGAATGAGGATCAACCGAAATGCCTTGGGCAAAGCGCACTTCTAGGTCTATACCGAGTGTCGGTAGTCGCTCCGCAACTGTAGAGATAAACGACTACAGTCTGGGGATGAACTCGTTTCTTAGCAATGATAGCCTCCCGCTGAAAAACGGTGGAACGAATATGTGGCGGCTCGCTCAGAACGCACGCATACCAACATTAGGTGATTATGAGACTCGTAAAGGTTTTGACTTCCACTCTGACGCCGCTGGAGAGACGGCGGATGCAAGCCAGACTTCAACTACTGGTGCGGCAGATCAGGCGGTGAGCAATACGGTTAGGATTGCCAAGAAAGTCGTTTTTTCTACCACTGGTAGATGCACACGCCTAGATGTGAACCTAAAAAACTCTGCCTCTGCCACGGGCACGGTGATGGTTGAATTGTGGTCTGACTCAGGCGGTGCGCCGAGTGAGATGTTGGCTAGAAGCAGTGTTGCAGCTAGTGATATCGATACGTCTTACGCATATGAAATAGCCCGTGTAGCCGAAGCGCCGTCTGTAACCGCGACGACATATTGGTGTGTGGCCTACGTCCAAACCACTGGAACTGGTAGCTATTACATTAGCTCAACGACTAACGCCTCTACTGGGCTGACCTCTACTGACTCTGGTACTACATGGAGCGCCGCTAGCGTGGATTTTAACGTCAAGGCTTACCTCTCTACTACAGGCGGAACACTCGGCCTGCATAGGGCTTACAAGAGTGACGGGACAAGTAAAACTCTATTCGCCCACGGCACTACCCTGCGCTCAGTAAGTGACGCTACTGGTGCTCTGACGAGTATTAAGACCGGGCTTGACGCTTCGGCTACAAAATACAGGTTCACGGGCGTTAACGACACAGTGTACTACGTCAACGGCTATGACGGGTTGAGAAAGTGGAACTTCACTACTGAGAGCCAGGTAAGTACCACTGATTACACCCTGATCTGTGAGCATAAGGGTATGCTATTCCTCGTTACCGCTGACGACCCAAATAAGCTAGTGTTCTCCAACTTTGCAGACTACGAAACGTTTACTTCTACAGATTTTATATACGTTCCGTCTCCTAAGACGGGCGACCCTATCACTGCACTCGTGTCATTGAATGGTTACTTACTGATATTCACGAGGTACAAAAAGTACATCCTAACAGGCTCAGACAATGCCACCTACACCTTGGAAGAAGCCCCCGATAAAAAGGGCACCTACACACAGGAAACGGTGACACATGATAAGAACTTTGTGTACTACCTGTCTGATGATGGTGTATACAGGTCAAATGGTTCCGAAGCTCAGCTCATGAGCGAGGGGGCATATCAGGAGATCATCGATATTTCCAGCAAGGAAGACGCTTGCCTAGCGGTTAACAAGGGTCGGCTGTACATGTGGTACAAGAGTCCTAGTAGCAGTGCGAATGATGTGTGCCGGGTATGGAACCTGAACTTTGGTCAGGGGTCAACAGATTGCTTAGAGAGCTACGACACTGACGCTTATGTTGCTCGTGCTGTAACCGCGTTTAACGACGATGACGATTTCATTGTTGCTAGTTCCTTAGTTGGACAGGCCTTTTATCAGGAACAGTCGTCAAACGACAACACAAATCTTGGCGGCGACATAGACTTCCTGCTCCAAACCCACTACATGACCTTTGACAATCCAGGGTCATTGAAAGAGATACGTTACTGGAACCCCCGCTTTGACTCCCAGAGCGGTAATTACACCGTGGACTGTCAGTATGCCTACGATCTCAGGGATAACTGGACGACACAGAGCAGCCCGAACCTACAGGGGTCAGGCTCTACGTGGGGCGGCGGTGAGACATGGGGTGGTGACGCTACATGGGGAACGACAGCCGAAACGCAATCACAGCTCTACGTTCCCGGTGAATACCGCAGGATTGCGCTTAGGTACAAACACTATGCTACCCGTCAGCCGGTAGGGTTCTTAGGCCACACCCTGAAAATCCAGGTTAGGAGAATGCGATGAGCTTCCGCCCGTTAAACAGTGGTAATTCGCTCAGTTCCAACCTGAGCCAAGTGAATGACATGGTGCGGCAACTTAACAAAGAGCAGGTTACTAAGACGTTTCGACAGGCGAATGGGAATGCGATTATTACGGGAAAACTCCCGTATGACGGGGGGTATGGAAGCTTGTACTACGACTCGACCGGCACGGCTCGCATTCTAATCGGGATTGCTCCGGACGGTGAGATAGACATTGCAGCCAGTGATTCAGGATACGACATAACGGGATTGTACTCATGACGCTAACGGCCGCTAACGCTAAGAACATGCGTTTTACGCTGCGGTATCCGCCGGATAAGATATTGGGCACCTTTACCGGATCATTCTCGGCCGCTGCGACGGCATCGCCTGGCCTCACCGCACATAGGACTGAGTCCGCGTTTAGTCATGGGCTTGGCGGGCTTATGTATCTACAAATGCGGTACAGCCTGGATAGCGGCACTACATGGCAAGACCAACACGTCATCGTGCCCGACCTATCCACGCCCTCCACGCCCGTATTCCAGACTGTAGAGGTTGGCTGCTACTGCACAACTACCCAAATAGTCATTGTTGCAAGCAATTGGACGAGTTCAAGCAAGTCAATAACTTATGAAGTGGCGGCGTTTGCGATATGATAAGTGACCCCACGAAAATACTCTTTTCGACCCGGTACAACTTCCAAAAGATATATATGGAGGGTACTGTAGATGTTCTGATATCAGGTTCCACCGCCGCACTCTACACGCTAGCAACACATTCACTAGGCTACATACCTACCGCTAGAGTATTCTATATCCCCGTTTCTGGACAGCTCTGGCCACTAAGCCCAAACCAATATACATTGAATGACGGCGGTACCGGTACCCAACTCTCTATATTCGGTAGCCCCGTACTCACGACATCGGCATTAAAGGTACGGATGAAGAATGTTGGGGCTGACGCGACGAAGACATTCTATTATAGGATCTATCTCGATGAGTAATCCTGACCCAAGCAAGGTGCTATTTTCGACCAGGTACTCCTACTTTCTCAATAAGTCTACCTACTCTGGCTCCGTCTCTTTAACGGCGCAATCTATAACTGCCGGTCACGTCGCCACATTCAGCCTATCGATACCTATAGACGATGTGGGCGACTACACGCAGATTAAGATTAACTTTTCGCACGACCCGGATAACTGGTACGTCTTTCCCTGTCTTGATGTGGCACTAGACGCTAACTTCGACATCGCTGTGACAGGGTCATACAGTGGATCATCCCTAGACATGACATTTTATGTAGTCAATCAGACCGGCGGTACTCATACCAGTACGGCTACTACCGTGACTGTGAATATATTTTCGTTTGAGTCGCCAGTTTAGATAGCGTAGCTGTATACCTTGCATCCGCCTTCGTAAGTTATACGATAGTTGACCCCGCTCTGAGTCGTGACCTTCAGATATGTATCGAGGTATGAACGTGCCTTTGCCTCATCTTGGTATGCTCCACCGCTGTTCATTATTGTTTGGTTCAAGCAGAATGCCTGATAATCAGGGTTTTCTATACCCCTCGACGTAGCATCCTCCACAACTCTACGCTTTATCTCGTCCTGTAGCGATTCTTGCGGCTCTACCGTTGTCTCCGTTGGCTGCACTGCCGGCTGCTCAGTATTGGTAGCCACTGTATCCGTACTACCCTCTACAGCGGTAGGTAGGTCTTCAGCGCTTGGCACCGTAGTCTCTGACTTCTTTGTTTCTGGCGGCGTATCTGGCCGTGTAGCTATCACAGCGCCGGTGATTCCGAGTGCTACGACTGGCACGGATACGAAGATTAGTATTTTACGGATTGATTTCATCTCACGCCTCCACTTTAGGGGTTGACATAGCAATCGCTCTTAGCTGATTGACGCTGACGCTCTGCGTTATCCCACACATCTTGAAACGCCGTATATACTATCGTACCGTCAGCCTGTTGCTTCGAGTTTGTAGCATTCAGCTTTACGTATGTCCAGTAAGCGTCCTCGGCGCGCTGTAGACATGCACTGCGCGCCAGGCTTCTTACATACTCTAGGCCTTCGGCATCTTCTTTAGCCTTTTTGGCGTCGGCGGCTTTTTGAGCCGCTGCCCTTGCTTGACGGTCAGATACCATACGGTTATTGACAACCACAGCACCTATGCCGCCACCAACTAGTAGAACCACGATCAGAAGTGATAGCAGCAGCACTCTCTCGGTTTTCATATCCTCAGTATACGCCCCATGTCAAACAATAATCTAATAGTTAATACAAATTTAATGATTATAGATTGTGGGCTTACGTGATATAATGTACCTAACACGGGTCGAGGCTGAGAATATGAATGCAGCCGAGAACACTGGCGCAAATACTCGCCGAAACTAACTCAATATACGACCCACAGGTTGCGAGCGTACAGCAGCAGATTGGCCAACTGCCCGGTCAAACAGCGGCCGAAGAACAGGGGTTACAGGCCAAGCAGACTCAAGCCTTTGGCGACATTCTTAACGGTGCCCGTCGTCGTAATCTCGGCTTTTCGGGCATCCCTCTGGCCGAACAGGCGCAATACACTGCCACAAACTACCTCCCAGCCCTAGCCAACCTCCACACCGCTCAGAACCAGCGGGCTACGTCCCTACAGGACGCTATTCTAGGCATCCGTGAGCGGCAGAACCAATACGCACAGGGTATTTATCAGCAGGAACAAGATCGGGCGTTGCAGGCACGGGCGGCAGCGGATCAGGCCGCTGCTTATAGGAGTCTGTTTGGCGGTCAGCAATCTCCGACTCCCGCACCGCAGGCACCGG